TATTGAGAATAATTAACAGCTAAAACATCATTAGTTATATTAAATAAACCAGTATATACTGCATTTAATCCTATTATTGACATACTATCAGAACCTCTTGCAAATATTTGCATATCATAAAAACCAAAAGGATAATCGTCATTACCAAATTCAATTAAACCTAATGATAAATTTTCGTTGCTAGGATTAGTTATATATGTTAAAGATACATATCTATCTTTATTAGTAAAATCTATTGCAAAAGGTGCAAAAACTTTATTATTATTAGTTTGTTGGCTTATTATATTTACTAATGGTATATGAGGGTTAACTGTATAAACACTTCTAAACCAATCACTATCCCATAAATTTAAATTTATAGTCTGTGATCTTGATAAACTTGCATCTTGTGTTGCTTGTATCATATCTTTTCAAAATATTTATCAAAAAAATTTAAACCAGTTTTAATATCAGTAGTATCTTCTTCTATTTTTTTAATCATTTGATCATTTAACAAGTCCATAGAATGTAAAACTTTTCCCTCAAATTTAGTCTTTAACTTCCACATCTTTCTTTTTCTTTTTAGGTTTTTCTTCTATCCAATATCTATCAATTAAACAAGGTAATTTAGATTTAATTTCTTCTTGTGTGTAATCTTCAAAAGGTTTATTAAATTTTTCAACTCGTTTATTTTTCCACTCTTTACGAACAATGTATACCATAGCGTTTATTATAAATATAAAAGTTAATTAATTGTTTTTTAGTGTACAAAAAAAGGGGTATAAAACCCCCTTTAATTGATTAAAATTATTATTACTTATGCTGTTGTAATTGTTAAACTAGCACTATCAGCTAATTTATCAAATGGATATTTAGCATCTGTAATATCTGGTGGTGTTGCGCCTATTTTTATATAAGGTGCTCTTTCTTCTGCACTTACTTCTATAGTAAAGCCTGAAAGATCTCCGTATGCAGTTCCAGATACAGTCGTACCTGCTGTAACATCACAACCATTATTATATCCTAATAAGAATAAATTATCGTTATTATCTAATACAAATACTTGTACTCTATTATATGCTAATAGTCTTAATTGATAAGAGACTGCTGCATTAATTTTTTGTAATGTTAATGATAATGTTTGTGTAAAGAAAGTAGTACCATTTGTTTTACTAGCATTTGTGTTAATAGTCATACTAGATAAATCAGGTCTTAAATCATACCTAAATACTTTTACAACATCTGCTGCAGGTGTAGTACCAGTTGCATCTTGCCAAGTTGCAAAACCTGCTGTAGTCATTATAAAACTATCTGCAGTTATAGTATCTACATTTTCTATATTTTCATAATAATCGTTACAGAAAAACACAGACTTTAAGCCACCTATTTGGTCTTTGCAGTCTAAGCCAACTGCTGCTGTTAATTGACAACTCATATATTTTATTTATTAAAAGTTAAAAAAAAGGGGGTAATATTTCAACCCCCTATTTAAAGTGTTTTTTATGTCCAAACTGTGCTTCCGTATACCCCGTCTGTAGCGACCGCCACTTGTACGCCGACAGCAAAATTCATAGTAACTCTTACGTTATCACTTCCGTCATATTCGTAAGTTGGTATTAATCTTGCTTCTGTCCAATCAGTAGCTAAGTTAGTACCAAATACTAAGTTTTCAGGATAAGTAAATACTATAACATCATTAAACATTCCTGGACATCTGTATATTGGGAAGCCAAAGAAAGTCATATTTTCTCCGTCAAGGTTAAACCCTGCACCAGATACTTGACCTTGGTTAGAACCTGCACTTGCTAATGCTTGAATATAAAAACCATACATTTGATTATTCATATAAAAACCTGCACCTGCTTTAGTTAGGATACCTGAATGGTTAGCTGCTACTGCATCATATACTTTTTCCATATGTCCTAAGATGTTAGACTTAGTTGCTGTTGCATAGTCAACTTCTGTAAAGTCTTTTAAAGCACTTGCATCTGCTCCTGCTTCATCTTGTGTACCATCATCAGATAAGAAACCTACTCCAAAAGGAGCACCACCTTGCCATATACCAATCTCTAATTGAGCTGCTGCTTTTCCTGCTACAACTTGTAATAAGAAGTCAGAAAATGCTTGTGGTAAGTTACCATTTCTGTCCATTCCTTGTCCCATCCACGTCGGGAATACAGTACCTCTGCAAATTTCTTCGTTTACTTTTAGGTCAGTTAATAATAATACCTGCTCAGTAGTAGATATATTAGAACCATCACTAAAAGAACAACCTGCTGCTACAATAGGATTAGTAGAAGCAATATTGTTAATTACTGCTGATTTAGTTAAACCATCTATTGTTCTTACGTATCCCTTAGCAACTGTGTCAGGACTTCTTAAGGCAGCAGTCACATAAGGCATAGCGTGTATTCCTGCATAAGTATCTCCTGTGATAGTTATGTCAAATTCACGTTTTTTTGATAATTGAATTTTATTCGCCATTTTTTTTTATTTTAGATTATTAATGTAATATGCTACCCTCTCATTAGACGATAGTTTGCTTAAATTAGTAGATGTTGTATTTTTATCTCCCTCAGGATTGTATTTAATACTATCAGTAGCAGGTTCATTAGATAATTCTACTATCTTACTATTTAATTCTTCCACCTGCGTCATTAGTTCGCTAATAACATCTGCAGACATTTCTGTTTTTTCTTCTTCTTTAGTTTCAGCACTTGCTTCTACTTTATCAGCTTTTAAATCAGCTATAGCATCTTCAAGATTTTTAATTCTAATCTCCATACCTTTCCAGTCTGCAACATCAGCTTCTTCTGCTAATGTTTCTTCACTAGCTTCTTCTTTATCTTCTTCTTCTACTGATTCGGCTTCTTCACCTAAATCTTCAATTTTAGAATCATCACTTACAAGTAATCTATTACCATTTTCCATAGTATAAGAACCACCTGCTAAAGCATCTGCTTCACCATCATCACCTACTGCGAATACTTTAGAGCCAATCATAAATTGATCGTCCTCTGTTGCAATTACACGTCCATCATCTAATTTCATTTCTGCATAAAATTTTACAGAATAACTTTTTTCTATTTTATTCATTTTTAATAAATTTAAGATTTTGTCTATTGTACCCATAACACTAATAAATATATATTGTTTTAAATTGTTTATATCTCTACCTTTTTACTGTCCTATTTTTAATCGCTGCGCATACCTTTGCTGCAGTTTCTTTATTACCATATTCTTTTACTTGATCCCTCATACATTCGTCCCAAGAATATTTTAACATTGCTTTTCTTTTTGCAAAATTTAGTTGATCTAATGCTTTGTATTTTTTCTTATATTTTCTTTTACCATCTTTACCTAATGTTTCGTCTGCTTGTGTTGCAGTAGAATGATCTATACAAGGCATATAGTATTTTATTCCGTCCATTTTGTGAATGTGACTACCAGTACAACCTTTAAACATCTCAGCGTATATATTAGCTTCTTCTTTAGTTCTAAATAATGGTTCACCATCTAAACTAGCTACTGGGTTTAATTCATTCTCTAATATAATATCTTTAATTTTACCTAGTGTATATTCATCAGGACAATCTTCACAAGTTTCATCTAATATATCTTTCTTCTGTTTAGATGCTTCTATTAACTTATCTGTAAACCAACCCTCTATACTAAAACCTCTTACTTCTTTTGCTTTGATTTTTTCCCATATATCATCATTACCCTCTGCACTAACTTGTACAAACCAAGTACCAATAGGCATATTTTCAAAACCCCATAAGTTTGATTTATCAAATTTATCATCTTCTTTAATCCAAGATTCTACGACTGTTAAACCCTCTACTGCTTTATCGTGTTCAAGTGTATGACTATTGTTTCTTAGACTTGCCATAAATAGCTTCTGTGCTTGTTTAATAGTTTCTTTAGTAAAGAATACATCATATTCCTCATTATTGTCTTTATCAAGTCTATTAATCTTTTTATCTGGTATTAATACTGCACCTACTAATTGTCTTTGATCTTCATCTAATTTAGCAAGTGTTAAAAAGTCCTGATTAAAGAATACGAAATTTTCTTCTATTGCAGGGAATTTAACAACACTAATAGCTTCAACTCCAAATAATTCTGCAGTTTCATCTATGATTAATTCTATAAGTTTTTTCTTTTTATCCATAACACTAATATATATAAATGTTTAATTTTTGTTTATAATGTAGCTTGTATTTCTAATTGTTCTTGTAATGCTTGTGCGTTGCTAATATCATTTTCTACTACAAATGCTTGAATAGGTGCAGTAGATACTGGTTGTATAGAGTTAATATTAGGTATTAACCCACCTAATCCACCAGTATTCATTTCTTGTAAACTTGGTGTATCTGTTGAACCTATATCTGGCTCTATATTTGTATCTGGAGCATCTCCACCTTCTGGCACTTTTTTTAATATTGATTTAGCACTTGCAATACCAGATAATACTGCACCAACTCCAGTTGCAATAGCACCTAAATTTGCAGGGAATGGTAAACCTGCACCTGCTTTAATTGCTGCACTAACTCCTTGTGCTGTGTTTATTAAAATAGATGATACTGCAGTTGCTTTAGCTAATTTAGTACCCTCACCTGCTAATTGCCCTAATGCACCTAAAATATTTTGCGCACCACTAATTTCCATAGCTTTGTTCATAGCTATTTTATCTTCTGTTGCTTTTAATTCATCTGCTGCTTTTTTATCAGCTATTTTTATTATTTCGTCTGCTTCTTTTTGTTTTAAAATTTTTAAATCATTTGCAGCTTTTTGTTCTATAGTTAATTTTTTTTCTTCTGTTTTTATTAATGCTTCAATTTCTTTAGTAGTTAATTCTTCATCAATTACTAAGTTTAATTCTCTTGCTGCTAGTAGTGCATTATCTCGGTCTAATTTTGATTTAGCTTCTTTTACTCTAGCTGTTTCTATTTCTTTTTCAAATGCTACAATTTCTGTTACTACTCTTTTTTGTTTTAATATAGAACCAGTTTGTAATTCAATTAATCTAGCTCTTTCTGATGCTAAATTTTGCATATCTTCTTCACTAGATTTACCCAAATCAATTATACCTTGTAATGCGTCTGTTTTTTTCTGTTGTATTGCTATCTCTAAATCAGCTACTCTTTTTTCTTCTGCTACTGCTTCTTTTAATGCTACTAATCTTTCTTGTGCTGATTTAGTTTCATCTTCTGCTAGTAGTCTACTTTTAGCAATTATATTATTTGCTTTTGCCCTAACTAATAACATTTCTCTTTCTTCATCTCTAACTCCTTGTAATGCTTCTGTTAATCCACCTACTGCTTTAACTTCTTCTTTTATTTCTGCAGTAGTGCCTTTAAATGCTTCCTTAAATGCTTTAAAAGGGTTCTGCAATTTTATAAGTGATTTAATAAATTCTTCTGCTCTATCTCTAATAACATCAAAAGCTGCTGAGGTCTGAGCCATTAACTTTTCAAATTTTCTAGCTGTTTCAATATTACCACTAAAAATGTCTTTTAGTTTCATAAATGCAGCAATAATTAAACCAATCCCTAATGCTTTAAAAGCTGTTCCAAGCATTTTAGTAGCACCTGACATTTTACCTAATCCTCCTTTAGCACCTTTAGATGATTTATCTACACCTTTTACACCATCATCTAATTTTTTAATGTCTTTAGTAGCTTGTGATGTATCAGCCTTTAATACTATTGTTTTTTCTATCGCCATATCATTCTATATATTTGTTTAAATAATCGCTTAAAACTCGTGTGATGTTCTTCTAAGCCATAAGCAAAGTCTAATTCCTTATCTTTGTATTCTATTAATTGTAAATGATCTATACTTTTTGTAATTAAACCACTTGTAGCTTCTATATATTTTTTTAGTTCCATAATAAATAATCTCCGTTTTCAAATTCTATAATATCTCCATTTTGAAATAATGCCCAGTTTCCATCATATTCTAAAACCATATTATCAATTCTGTTAATATCCATATCTACTGATAATTCCCATACTCTACTGGTGTTAGTTTGGCTATCATCAATACCAAATCTTAACACTTTTTTATTTATATCTATATATAAAGAACAAACTGAACCTGCACCTGATTCTTTTAAGCTAAATTCAGCAGTTCCACCTGCAGTACCTAATTGTGTTACACCACTAGGGGTAATTTTAAAAGCAGTATAATAACCAAAGGCTTCTGTACTACCTAGAGGATAACTAGCGTTTGTACTAGATATAACAGTAGATATACCCTTTACCCTTAATACTAAATTAACATTAGTCGGTACAGTCATTGGTAAACCTAATTCATTACCCTGAATATAAACGTAACCCCTAGTATTACCAGTTGTATTACCAGTTAATATTATTCTGTGATTCTCGCCATTTATATTAGGTTGGCTTCTTAAATCGGTATTATATTTAATAATAATATCATTACCATATTTAGGGAATATACTCTGACTGTATTTAGTAGTGTCTAATCCTCTTACTAATGGGTTATTTCTACCTGCTAATATTCCACTAATTAATGTTTTAGTTTGTCCAGTGGTCATTATAGAATCATTACTAAATATGCTTAATAATCTTAATGGCAAACTATTTGCGTTAGCTATGCAGGGGTATAAACCATTTTGTTCTACTGCATACTGAACATCACCTCCATTACATTCACAGCATTCTATACTAGTAAAAACACCGATATAATTATTACCACTTGTAATATCAGGAACACAATTTGGTGTGCCTTCTGGACACCACATATAATAATAATCTCCATATAAATTAGTGCTATTAGAACCATCTACATTACCTATAACATAATCACAATCTTGACAAGTTTCAAAAGTGTCTAAAGACTTAATTAATGTAACTTTAGTTGATGCTTCACCACTGACTTGATAGTTACTAATAGTTAATATTTTCCAATATGTATCATTAATAAAAATCTCATCATTAAATTTAAAATTAAATATATCTACTGAATTTAAATTTAAATAACATTCCATAATACGAGAATTAGCACTATAAATATTATCTAAATATGGCTTCCAATATTTACCATATAATGTATTATTAAACCAATTACCAAAATTATTATTATAATTAAAAACAGTTAAAGCACCGAATAAAGGTGGTGTAGCGTTCCAATATAAAGATAGATTTTCGTCTGTTAAAGTGTATTCATTCACTGGTGCTGCTTCACTAGGTTTAATATCAAATGGACTACAGACTGGGTATTTAGTAAAATTTAATGCTTCTATTGCATCTACTTTAACTAAATGAAAATTATAACCATCTGTAAGAGCAGTTCCATCTATACCTAATACATCAACTGGTGTGCCACTATAATAGAATAATTTTGGTTTAGTTATTCCTAATTTATATTCTGCTACTCCGTCTTTCATATCATAACTACGTTCATATTGTACAGTCATATTAGGTAAAAAAGTAGAAAATTCTTCTTGATCGTTTAAAAATACTTGACTATTAATAAATGGACTAAATATAGATTCATTTTTTAATTCACCTTTTGCAAAATCATTATTGTTAGTTATATTTAATTTACCAAATACATTTATATTTGGGTTTCTGTCTTTTATACTTTTATTGTATAAATCTATATCTTCTTGATCGCTTAATTTTATTTCTTTTTGTTGTAGTGTTGTAGTGTCTTTAACTATTATTTCTTTTGATGTGTCTAATTTATCTGTCCAATGTTTTAATTCACCACCATTAATAAAATCATTATAAGGTTCTATAATTAAGTTTGTATCATCTTCTGGACTTGTAGAAACAACTAAATTAAATCTTTGCAATATATCTTTTAAAAAGTCTTTTTGTGTTATATTAGGGTCTATACAAGCAGGTACATCTATTTCACCTTCATAAGCATTATTTACACTAAAACCTTGCCAATCTACTCTTATATTTGATTGTAAAATTCCACAACCAACATCATCAGAAAAAGCACCTAATTTAAATTTTGGTGGTTCAACAAGGTTATTTTGCATAATATTAGTAGTAATATAAAACCTACAAGATTCGTTTAAATTCATTGAAGATAGAGATATAACTTGTTCTACAACTCCTGCTACGTATGATGTAGAACCACCTGATGCAAACATTATTAAAGAAAAAGGTGTACTAGATATCACACTACCAAAATCAGTAGTATTAGTAGCAACATCATAAGGTCTAGCAATCAAAAAAAAGTCCATATTATAAAAACTACTAAAAGGAATAGCGTCAGACTTTACATTAACAAGTTCAGGGTTAAACCTTATTTTTGCTTGTTGTTGTGTAAACTCTTTTTTAGTAAAATAATGATAAGTAGTATTCCAAGAACTATCTGGATCGTTAGGTATAGTACAATTAGTATTTGGTGTATTTAATGCTGCAGGTATTAATTCTTCTACATATAATAAACCACCACCAACAACAGGAGTAGGTATATCAGCAGTTGGCACTTCACCCCATTGGTTAAAATTACCAACTTCAAAAAAGCCACTAGGGTTTAAATTTGTGTTTGTTGTAGGTAATGAAGATGCTTCTAAATACCCACCTAAAGTCATAAATATATTACCGAAATAATCTCCATCTATAAAAGTTGATGTATAGCTAAAACCTGCTCTTGCTATAATTAATTTAAATAATTCTTTAATTTGTATTGATGGTCTAAACTGTGTAAAATTAACAGCTTTTGTAGCAGTAGATTCTACACCATAAGTAGCTATTAAACTATTAGCTGATGTTTGATTCATTTTTAAATAAAAATCATAAGCATTATCATAATAAAAATTCTCTTGCGTTACAGATAATGGATATACTATTTTAGATATACTAGATGAAGAATCATAAATAGAAGTACCTGCAGTATTGTCTAAATTACCAGTCCAAGAATCATATAATGTATTATCTGTAGATGATGTATAAATTAATTGATGGTTTAGATCTTGGTTGTATGTATTATCATCTTCTTTAAAAACATCTTTTAATTTCTTTTCGCCTATTTCAGAAAATAAAGTAGCAGTATTAGACATTAATACAACTTCGTAATATTCAGCCTTTTTATATACAGATTTTAATTGTAATTGTCCTTCAAATTGTGGTACAGTTCCAACATATAAAATAGCATCAAATGATTTTCTTGTACTAAATACTAATGTTGATAAATTAACTTCGTACCAATTTTGGAAGAACTCATTATTATTATCAGTAAATGGTAATTTAAAAGTCTGTGAATAACTACCTTTTCTACTTTCAGGCTTTTTAATATCACTAAATTGAAAATTTAAAGATACATTAGGTGCTTCTTGTAGATCAAGATTATAAGCACTATCAGATGTTGATGCACTTGTTGCTTTTCTATATGCGACTAATCTAATATTCATTATGAATTAGTATTAATTGGGTTAGCGTATTCTATGTTTATAGTGTATTGAATTAGCTTATTATTAGCAGATGTTTTTTTAATAAATGATGAATCTGTAATAACTACACCTTGTGTAAATTCTGTGTCCATATTTTCTACAATATCAACATTTGTAGACATTAATAGCTTTTCAATTAATATACCTTCATTCTCAGTAATCCAATCTGTATTTAATTGCTCTTTTAATACTGCTGTAGTTTGTCTTGTGTTAATACCTCGCATTGTATTATTATAAAAGAATTTACTTGAATTATATTTACCTAATAATGCATTGTAATTGTTTCTTGATATTTCTGTTGTCTGTGTAGACTTCATATTAAAATTAAAATAATCATAACCACCAACGCTATTAGTCCACGCTAATCTTCTTTTTTTATAGCCTTTATTACATAAGCCAGTTTTAATAAAATAATATGGTGCAGTTTTATAATTACTACCTGATGCATCATCTGAACCTCTTACGGTATAATATATCCAATTAGCATTAGCTGCATTAGATGGCTTTGCAGTAGCTTGGTCTGTTTGCGCTTCTAGGTTACCAGTACCACAACCAAAATACAATAATCTTTGTGTATTGCTTGTAATAGTTCCTGGTGTTTTACCACCATTACCACTAACATTTTCAATATATACTGCAGCTATTGCACCAGAAGCAGTAAAATATTGTATTTCTATAAATTCAATATCACTATCAAAATTTGTAGTATCATTTAAAAATGCAACTGTATGGTAATCACCTTTTGTAGTTTCGTTATCATTCCAATATACATAGTTTCTATATACTGAACCTAAACCATAAGGTGCAGTATCAACTACTAAATCGCTTAAAAACCTATCTGTAGCACTATTTGCATTATATACATTAAATGCATTAGATTGAATATATGAAGAATCTGTAGATCTTGCAGTCATTAATGGTAAAGATGCTTGTAAATAGTATAGAGTATCTTCAATAGTTGTAGTTGTATTTTCTGTTGGTACTGCATTAGTAGTTAAACTAAATTGTTGATAACCTTTAACATAAAATGCGCCTATTTGTACTTCGTCAGTTCTATTATCTCCATTTTCGCTAAATGGCTTTGCAGGTGTATTTTTACCTATTTTGTGTATGGTGTCAAATGGTTGTGCATTGTCATTTTGGTCAAATACAGTATTAACTAATTGACTGTTAATAATCTCCCTTAAATCAAAAAATGCCCTAGCTTCATCATCATTAACATCAGGACTATAACCATTTCTACGCTGTTTTATTTTTGCTATTAATGTGCCTACACTCGTATTTTTTCTAACTTCTAAAACTAATTTAAAATAAAATAAACCACTAATATCGTCGTTATAAATCATATACCCAATCACTGGCGTCCAATTAGTAATAACTGGCACTTTACTTGTAGCGTTAACTGGCTCTTGTTCTATTGATAATGTTCCTAAACTCATATATTTATTTTAATAATATTTCTAAATTTGCTTCTAAATCTTCTGCAAAGGATTGTCCTATTTTTTCTTCTGCTTTTTCTATTTCTTTATTGTATGCCTTATCAAAAAATAATGTTCTTGTTAATCCTCTTTGTGCTATTGCTCTACCAATTAAAAAGGCTGCAGTTTTTAAATTAGCTTGTGTCTTTTCTTTAAATTGTCCTTTAGCATTTCTTAGTTTTAATGGCTTATTAGCTATCCATTTTAATACTACACCTTTTGCTATGTTCTTTTTCTTAAAGCTAAATGGACTTCCTTGTCCTCGCATTAATCCAGTTCCACCCCTTTTGCTTTTAAATTTTTTTCCTGGCTTATATCCACCTGAACCTTTTACTCCTTGATTAACAAAGTCCCAATAATCAGAAGCACCACCAAAACGCCATTCTAATTCTACGCCAGTTTTATCTGCAGTTACAACATAATTCATATCGTTATATAGAGTATTGGCTCTTGTTTCTTTTTTTAGCTTTTGTAAATTGCTTCGTGCTTCGGTAACTACATTAGTACCAAGTTTCTGCATAGCTTGTATGGTGTTTCTAAACTCCATTATGAATTAGGTGTTATTGGTACGATACATAGGTTGTTAGAATTTTTAACTTCTAAACTAATAGAAGCAGACCACCCAGTCAAAAGATTGTTAAAACGTGCTGTAAATGGCTCTGCATTAATTGGTGTTTGTAATATAACTTCACTATCAACCCAACTAGTAATAACTACTGATTGTTTAAACTCATTAATAACATCTTGTAATATGCTTAGATTTTCGCTAAAGGTGTCTAATCGCCCTATACGTTCTTTATCTCCTGCTGTTCCGTTTGTGATTTCTAAAGAATCTACTTTTTCGTTAATCATATCTAAGACATAAATAGTAAAATTATATGTTAACGATCCATTGTCTATTGTAGCGTTGCCAGGCTCGGCGTATAGTATAACATAGTCTGTAGCCCCTAGCCTATTTATATCCACCTCGTCCATAAACCCAGAATGAAAGCTATTTATTTCTAAATGCTTATTCGCTATAATGTCAAGTGTTTGAACAATATTTCTAAACGTTATCATAATTATTTCTTTTTGTGTTGTTATAATCTTGCGTAAAAGCTAGATATGTTAATAGTTGTCTTATTGGCACTTTAGTTATTTTATCAATATCTAAAATAGAATTAGACATACTATATAATATATTATACCAACCCCATTTACTCTGCATATTTACGCTTTTTGTTTCTTCACTTCCTGCGCTTGTAAAAAGTTGTGAGAAGTCCTCGCTAATGCTTCGCCTAAAGTCAAAAAAAAACCTAAGCTACTTAATGCTATATCCATTGGACAATCTTTAAATAGTTCTTCTTTAAATTCGTCAGGGTTGTAATTCTCAATAGAATAGCGTTCATTTACTTTATTAGTTACTGGTCTATATAATATGCTCATTATATTATGCAGATTTTTAACTGGTTCTTTAGTGTATGTTTCTAAATCTATATACTCTCCAGTACTTATTTTAGACAAATTAGGCACAAAGCCATATTCTTGATCTTTAAACATAAACATCTTTTTAAAATCTGTTTTATCTGGCTCGTTATCTAACATATCCTTAATTATGTTCATTATGTCTAATAAGTCGCTATAAAGCATTTTCTTTACTATTGCAGTAGTAGTACCACATAACAAAGCTAAACTCTTTATAACCTTGTTTTTTTCACTTCCTTTACCCTCTTGAATGTCCACATATTTTTGATATGTTTCTATTGTTATATCATTCCATTGATTTGGTATAATTAATTTTACCTGTTCCATTACTAATAAATATAAATTGTTAATTATTGTTTTTTATTCTTTGTTCTGCTATTTTAAAATAGTCTTTGTCTAGCTCAATACCTATAAAATCTCTATTTAAATTACAACAAGCTACACCAGTTGACCCACTACCCATAGTAAAGTCCAAGACAGTTTCTAATTCGTTGGTATATGTTTTGATAAGATACTCCATTAATGCAACTGGTTTTTGTGTTGGGTGAACTTTATTTGGACTAGATTTAAAATTAATAACACTTCTTGGATATCTCAATCCATTGTCTTTCTTTCTTTTTGCAGGTAATTTTCTGTTAAGCATTAACGCGCCTTTTGTAAAGGTAGGGTTTAAATTAGTTCTTTTATCTATTAAATGAGGTTCTGCTTGTTTCATTATAGGATTGTATTTTGGTTGCTTCTTATAAAAAATATGTATTTGCTCGTGGTATTTTAAAGGTTGTTTTTTTACTAACATAAAATTAGAACCTCTGCTTTTTTGCCATATCCAATCATATTTATAATTCTTAATATTACTCATTCTTAAAGCACTACTAAATGGCTCACTTCCGAATAAAACTATTGCACCGTTAGGTTTTATAATTCTATTTAATTGTTCCCACATTAATTTAAAGTCAATTACACTATCCCATTTACAAGCAGTAGTTCCGTATGGTGGATCTGTTATAATTGCATCAATGCTTTTATTAGGTATCAATTTCATTACCTCTAAACAATCTCCGTTGTATAGTTTCATAATAAATTCTTTATTCTTTGTTCTGCTATTTCAAAATACTCTTTGTCTAATTCAATACCTATAAAATCTCTATTAGTATTACTACAAGCAACACCTGTTGTGCCACTACCCATAGTAAAGTCTAAAACAGTTTCAAATTCATTAGTATAAGTTTTAATTAAATATTCCATCAATGCAACGGGTTTTTGTGTTGGGTGTATTCTGTTTTTATGTTTAGTTTTAAAATTTAAAATATCTTTTGGAAATCTTTGTTGTCCACTATTGTTTTTCGTTTTCAATAAATTGTGTTTCATTCCTTGTCTAATTTTGTTTAATGATTTCGTTCTTTTTTCAATCTTATTAATTTGTTTATTGTGTCCGTTTCCTTTTCGCATTATAGGAAAATAATTGACTTTTCCTTTTTTACAAAAAACCAAAATATCTTCTGTGTATTTTAACGGACTATATCTTGCAACTAGAAAATTTGCACATTGGTTTTTTTCCCACAAAAATCTGTGTTTATAATTTTTGACATTACTACTAACTAACATACTACCAAAAGGTTGTTGTGCAAACAAAACAATAGCACCATTTGGTTTTATTATTCTATTTAATTGATCCCACATATGTTCAAAAGAAATAATATTATCCCATTTACAAGCTGTAGTACCATAAGGGGGGTCTGTAATAATAGCATCAATACTTTTATCTTTTATTGACTTCATTACTTCTAAACAATCACCATTATATAATTTCATAATATATAGTATTTACCTGAATGATTAATAGCTAATTTGTTTAAGCATAGATAACGGACTGCATCAATTAAATGGTCATTAATTTTAACTGGTGTATTAAGTACATCACCATTTTTATCTGTTGCCCATTTATAAGTTCTAAATTCCTTAATTGCGTTTGTACTATCCTTTGTTATGTTTAGCTTATATCTTCGCATTATGTCTATCCCTAAGTGTATTCCTGCGCCTTTCTTAGCAGGTTTTATATTAAACCCTTGTCTATATATTTCTTCTATTGTTTTTGGTTCTGCTGAATCTCCTACTATTTCTGCTTGTCTGCTTACCCCTAATTCTCGCATCTTATTAGCTAAGTCAGTATTAGTCAATCTCTTTTCGTATAGCATCTCTTTAATGTATAAGCTATCGTCTAATTGATAAACTGCGCATAATGCACTTGGACTATTAGTAAAGCCAAAATCTAAACCATAGCCAATTAACCCACCTTGTACATCATCTACTAAATTAAACTGTTTAAAAATCTGTGTAGACATTGATCCTATTTCACCAAGTCCATATACTCGCCAATAGTCAGGGTCTAATTCTTTTAATCTTTCTATTTCAGCTATTGTTTCATCATCTAAAAATGGATTAGCTAAATACGTTGATTTGATAAATGTACAATCATCTCTTGTAATTACTTTTTCGTATATCCAAGAATAAGGGTCAGAGGGGTTGTAGTCTAAGTATATTTGTTCTGTTGTTCTAAGTGTTAATTGTGTCCAACTTTCAAAGTCTAATTCATTTGCTTCATTAAGCCATAAATAATTACGTTTACGTCCTCTAATCTTTTGGGGTTGGTCTACGCTTATAAATTCAATTAAGTTACCATTTAGACTATAAGACAATTCAGACTTATTATGGTATTCTTCACTATATATTTCAAGCTCTTTTAAAATGTTTAATACATCTCTATATGCTGTACCTTTTAAAGCAGGTAATGTTTTTCTAACTATTGTAAATACTTTGTTTGTTTCTTGTAATGCTTTTACTATAAATAATTGGCATAGTGAATACGTCTTAGAACTCCTTGTACCACCTTGTAAGCACGTAATTCTATCAGTAGACGCATAAGCCTTATTAAAGACGTTTGTTGTTCTAATCCTTGCCAGTGTCAATTACTTCAATTTTAATGTCGGTTATTGCTTTACCATTAGTAGTTACATCTAATTCTGATTTCTCAGTATATCCACGCTTTTTAGCTTTTGACTTTAAATAGAATATTATACTTGTTTCTTTACCCTTAGATATATTCTTAATTAATTGTCCCTCTACATAATCAATCTGACTTTCTTTTATTTCTTCTACTGCTTCTGCAAAATCTTTATCATCTCGCATATAACGATAGTATGTTGATCTGCTTATATTACCTGCTTTCTTACAAGCATGGTAGATTAAGCCTTGCGTTTCTTTTAATGCTTCTAATAGTTTTTCTTTTTTATTCTGTGCCATTTGTATTATTTAATCTATTATAATTTAGTTGCCTTTTGTCCTGTAAACTGTTCCCATCTTTCTATAATTACATCACAGTATTTAGTGTCTAATTCCATTCCATAACAAGTCCTGTTTGTTTTTTCACAAGCTATTAATGTTGAACCACTACCAAGAAAGGGTTCTATTACTTTTTCTTTACTACTTGATTTTATTATTCGTTCCATCATTTCAACAGGTTTTGGTGTAGCGTGGTTATGTCTTTTTTTTCCTTTTACTCTTTCGTAATTCCAAACGTCTGTCATATTATCGTGTGCATTGTTAAAGTATGTCCTTGTATCGTAAAACGCTTTTTTTAATTCTTCATATTCTTTTTTTAATTCTTCGTAATCTTTTTTAAAAGCATCTATATTATTTTCTTTGCAATAGTTTTGAATTTTTAAATAACTTTTTTTTGTAGTAAATTCAAATTGACTTTTTGCCCAATAGTGACTAACTCGTGTGCTATCAATAGTAATTAACTCTTTTACTGTTAATTTACTTTTTTCTCTTTCTGTGTCTATATATTTTCTTATATCTTCAAAAATGTAATTAAATTCTTTATCATTTCTTTTGTATTTCATATCTTGTTCGCCTATCATAAAAAATAAGCATCTTTCAGACTGTGTAAAACTTCTGTCTTGCTCAAAAGTTGCACCACAAACTCTTAGTGTTGAATTTCCTTCGTGCTGTTTATCCCACACTATCTCATTTCTATATGTTAGCTTTTCTGAATCTTTTAATAGTGAATACCACAATCTCCACAAGTCCTCAGCATTACCCCAAATATAACAAGAACCATTATCATCTAAATAAGGTCTAAATGTTTTAAACCATTCAAGCTGAAAAGTGTCTAATTTCTCTTTATATAGGTTGTCATTTAAAACGCCATCTTTTTCTTTACCCATTCCATAAGGGGGGTCTGCGTGTAATAATTCTGCTTTATCTCCATTCATTAGTTTAGCTACATCACTTTCTTTTGTGCTATCTCCACACATCAATCTGTGTTTTCCTAATTGCCAAACATCACCAAGTTTAACCCTGCTTTCTTTTACTTCTGGAATATGGTCATCTTCTGTATTGCCTTCTGTAATTTTATCTATATTTAATCCTAAATCAATATGCTTAAAACCCCAATCTACTAATTCGTCTATGTCAAACTCGTTTGCTAAAATATCAATATCAAAATCTCCAGTATTTTTATTTAGTCTTACATTTAATTCTCGTTCCTTTTCTTTAGATAGGTCTAACACTACGCAAGGTATTGTATCTGTCTGCATCTCATTAAGCACTTTTAAGCGTTGATGTCCACCAATTACAGTAAAGTCTTTATTCACTATAATAGGGTCTACTAAGCCAAATTTAGTAATACTATTTTTTAAGTCTTTAAATTGCTTGGTGCTTATCTGTCTAGGGTTGTATGTAGCAGGTTTTAATTTACTTGCTTTAATTTGTTCTATCTTCATTTGGTTTAGCTGTTAATTCGTTTAATAATTCTATTGCTTTTTCGTTAGCTATTTGTTCTGTATAATCTATTATAAAGTCTATAAATGTTTCTTCACTAATATTACCTAATTCTATTTCATCTAAATATTCAGTTATTACTGATTTTAATATTTGCTTTTCAAGTAATGACTTCATTATATTGGCGTTCAAAATCTATATTTTTTTCAATCTTTTGTATTATATCAATTAAATGTTTAATCCTAACAGTCTGATTAAAAATAGGGTTGTCGCATTTACTATGGCAAGACCTACACAAAGGTACTAAATTTTCTATAAAATCGTTTTTAGTCTTATTTCTTCTTTCAATATGGTGTATGTCTACAGCACAAGCACCACAATTAGAACAAGCAACAAAGTCTGATTCTATTAACTCAAAAAAATTATAATATACTTTCGTATGATTTTGCATATTTTGGTCTTTTGTGTAAATCATCATTAGGACTAGATAATATAAATTGTCCATTACAACAATGGCATCTACCTTTTTTTATTAATGTTACCATTGTACAACTAAGACAAAATCTAAATATTTGTTCTTTCATATTTTACAACTTTTATCGTAAACTTGTTTTAATTTATTTAAAGTAGCTTTAACACAAGAACCACAATTAGAAGGTTTTTTAGTTGCACTAAATACTTTATTATATATAGTAATTAGTGTAGCTTGATCTTGTCCAGTTATAGTACCTTTTGACCTATTAATAACTTCTTCATATATTTTAATCTCATCTTCTGTAAATACTCTAGCGTATGGGTATAGCTTATTTAAAGCCTGTTTACGTTCTTCACAGCCACAATCATTACCTAATACAGCTTTAGCTACTTTATCAATGCCAGTAGCTTTTAAAACCTTTTCTATTGAATCGCCTAAACCTTTACTTTTTTTCATTGTTCAATCCTTTTAAAATTTTCTTTTTTAATTTAACATCATCTAAAATATCAAACGCTTGTCCTAATACTTTATTAATAGCATTAGTAATTATATTTAAATAATGGTGTTGTTCAGCTACAAAATAATCTTTACCCTTTTCATCTTTAAAAGACAATACAGAATCTTCTTTAAAATCTTTACTATCTCTTTTTTTTAATGCTCTTAAAATTCTAGTCTTTTTCATCTTTTAAATATTTTTTTACATTAATTATTGATTTATATAATGTTGCTCTTGATATTTTAGTTGCTTTAGCCATACTATTTAAACTATGACCTTCTCTAAAATATAACTTAAATACTTCTGCATCATACCAAAAACAATCTTTTAATTTTTCATCAATCCATTCTAATTTTTTTTCTATTTCTTCTTTTTGTTCTATTACTGTTTCTACATTATCAGGACATATAGAATCGTTTATACCAGTTACGTGATATTTATAATATTTATTATACTTATAATAATATCGGCTTGTCTTGCTATGTGATTGATTAACCATTACTCTGGCTATATAAAATGTTAATTGCTTCTTTTTTATTATTTCATTAATACGTTCTTGATCACATTTATATAATTCTTCAATTACAAAACTTAATAAATCGTCAGTATCTTTACCACTCGTTACATTATAAGCCATTGATTTTAGCTTGTTATAATTTAA